CTGTATTAAATAGAACTCAATTAATTATATATTAATTAATTACTATATAATTAATTAATTGCATACACACACGTAAGCTTATAAACTTACATTACTTACATTACTATTACTACTGGTTGTTAACACAGGAAGCTCATCAATATTTATTATTTTTATCCCCTTTTTAATTTTCTTTTTAGAAATTTTAAAATCACTGAAACAGGCCTTTTCTATTTGCGTTTGTGGTGTATGGTTATGAACATTTCTAGCTATCATTTTATACAATTTAAATTCCGGGTATCTCTCTTCCCCATTCATTTTATATAGAATATTCTTATTTTTATCATCAGTGCACCAATCAACCACCAACCGTTGCACATCATCTAATTCATCCAAGTCATTCAACCATTCAAGGTCGTCTATAAAATAATCAAACAGCGAGCATCCTAATCTACATAAATCAAAGCTATTATTCGGTTCTAATCTAGGTTTATCTGAATTATAAAATGGCTCACAATTATATTGTGTGGCTGCATCCTCGCCAGGGAAAAAACTATCACTGCATATAAAATTTCCGCCTACCTTATAAATTGCGCGACCAAAATCAATTATTTTCCATATTTTTCCATATGTAGGGATTTTGTAATGTGTATTATTAAAGCAGTAATAAAGGAACTGTTTATCTGTTTCATTATACATTATATTATTGGTATGCAAATCGTTATGTGTAAAGGCAAACACTTTTTGATAGGCAATTAATTGCATAATAATTTGACCAAATATACTTAACCATTCTTCTGGGTCTATATCTTTGTCCGTGTCATCATCATCCACTGCAGAAAATGCATAGGCATCTAAGGTTTGCTTACATTTTTCAAGCAATATTACATCCACTGGGAAATCATTAATATGGGCAAATACCTGTCCATCGTCCTCGCTACCGTAGTCACTGCTATTCTCGCTGCTGTTCTCATTGCTATTGGCTCCGCCCATATCACTGCCCATATCGCTGCCCATATCGGCGCCCATATCAGTACCCATATTGCCACTATTCACACTACCATCCGTATAAGAGCTCCTTGATGAACAGGTAGAACTGCTGTTAGATAAAATCGTATCGGTAATTGTAGTAGCCCCACCTACAGTATTTAATTCCAACAACTCATCTATATTAGTATTGGAGTCTAAATCGTTTAATGATATAATATTACTAGCAGGAGCACAATCTAGGGTTTCGCACTCTATATCATCCACCACATTGCCAACAACTAAGCGTTTTTTTCTGTCACGTGAATTGGAATCACATACAATATCATAGTATTCATCGTCTATTGTAAATAATTCCCCCTTGTGTTTATTAAAAAAGGACGAATCTGCAATATATTCTATGTCATCATAGATGTTCACCTTATAATCTTCTAAATTTGCTAGATAGGAACCATAAAATTCTAAACCATGCACAAAATTGTGTTCATGGAGGAGTTTACTGGTTAAAAATGAAAAAAACGAGTCAGTGTAAGCAGAATTATATGGATTGTTTATTTTACTATGACTGGAACCACCTATTTTAGGTAAATTAAATATACTAGCATCACTAATATCATATTTACCCACCAAATATTTAATAGGGTCTAATAATGGTGAATATTTAACAAAAATATTATTTTCACTAGAGCATTGCGTTTTTGAATCATATAACTCACATGTGATATTATTAAAACTGGTTCGGTTGCCTAATGTCACCGCGGTTTTTCTATGTTTTAAATTTATATTATTCCAGTTATTTTCATTTAAAATAAAGAACTTATCGTACAGGGGGACAAAATTTTGTATATTTTTTAATTTTAGGTTATTTGTGCCTTCTAAAGTTTGTCTAACACCTGCGCGATTTTTTGTATAATCAATATGAAAATTGGTCATTTACGTAATATTCATATTTATTTATATATATTTAAACTTAAATCTGCGTATAATAAATATCAATTTAATATTATTTTAGTTTAGACATGACTTTAGAACTAAAAAAATTTGATATGAGAGCGATATCTTTTAAACCTACTGAAAACAAAGGCCCGGTTATAGTATTAATTGGGAGAAGAGATACAGGTAAATCGTATTTGGTAAGAGATTTATTGTTTTATCATCAGGATATTCCTATAGGTACTGTAATATCCGGCACAGAAGCGGGCAACGGCTTTTATTCTAGTCATGTACCTAGATTATTTATTCATGATGAATATAATACCGCTATTATTGAAAATATTTTAAAGCGTCAAAAAACTGTTTTAAAACAAGTAAAAAGAGAGATGACCGCATATAAAAAAACAAATATTGACCCCAGGGCATTTGTTATTTTGGATGATTGTCTGTTCGATGCCAGTTGGACCAAAGACAAAATGATGCGTTTGCTTTTTATGAATGGGCGCCATTGGAAGATTATGTTAATAATTACTATGCAGTATCCGTTAGGTATCCCCCCTAATTTACGCACAAATATTGATTATGTCTTTATTTTAAGAGAGCCATATATTGCCAATAGAAAACGTATTTATGAAAATTATGCAGGAATGTTCCCCACATTTGAAAGTTTTTGTCAAGTGATGGACCAATGCACTGAAAATTATGAATGTTTGGTGATTAATAATAACTCAAAGTCTAATAAACTACAAGACCAGATTTTTTGGTATAAAGCTGAGCCACATGGTGATTTCAAATTGGGCTCAAAAGAATTTTGGGAAATATCAAAAGAAATTAACTCAGATGATGAAGATGATATATATGACCCCAATGCAAGTAGAAAACGTGCATCAGGCCCAAAGATTAGTGTAAAAAAATCTAGATGGTAGAATAATTTTGGATTTAATATAACGTATTATTAGGAATAAAATTTTCCAGGAAGTTTATTAGAATGAAGGTTTTTTATGTATGTTCTTGGGGGGGATGTGGTTCTAAATTACTATGTAGATATTTGAATAATTTTGGAAAGGCTGTACATATACATGACCCCAATCCCCCAGATATTTTAGAATACATAGGTTTTAAAAATAACAGTTGGGGGTGGTGTCCTTACGACTTACCTGAATATGAATATAAAAATAAAAACGTATGCAATAGAGGATTAGAATGGTTTAATGGAATAAAAGTTAATGATGAACACGAATATTATGTTATATTTTTATACAGAAATCCAGTATATTCTATAAAAAGTAGGTTTTGGTCTCCAGTTCATTTAAAAAATATTAGGTCTCCTACAATAGCGATATCAAATGTATGCAAAGAAAAACAAGATTTGTTTAATATAGAAGAATTTTATCGTAATTACATGAAAAAAAGGAGTAATTACAAAATATATGCTATTAAATATGAAGAGTTATTCGATAAAATTAAGGAATTAGACCAGTTATTTAATATTAATCAAAACAATGAAATAAAATTAGAAGATAAGATAGAAACAGCTAGAAACAATAAATGGGATGTAGATTTAAATATTGTTTATAAACCACTCATTAATAGTATGAAGAAAAATAAATTCATAGAGATTATTTAATATTGGATGTATCAATTTAGTATTATAATTTTTGTTCTATTGGTATAAATAACCTATTTTATTTAATAAATTATATATATGAAATATCTAATTTATGAGCTGTTTAGTGGAGTAGGATTTTGTAATCAATTATTCTCTCTTGAAACGGCTATTTATTTGGCCAATATATGCAATCGTAAACTTATATTATTAATAAGAAACCCTCTTTGTCATTGTGGAAAGGCATCGTGGAATTATGGTTATCTCTTAAATTTTTTTACAAATGACTTTTTAAATTATCTGTCCAACGGATTTGAGGTATATTATAAAGACATACCGAAGGATATTACTGATAAAATCTCTGATAATAAACTAACTAAAAAATTCGTTTATACCAATCGGTTTTCGCAACTAGTGTTTATTGATAAAAAATTAGATACTCCAGCAAACAATGCAGATATAACCGACTTTTGTCATCATAGAACCAAAGCATATCTGGGCTTTGAAGATAATGATAGATATACATATTTCTATATTAATCAATCTAATGCATCTAGGTGTTTTTATAATTTTTATACAACAGAAAATAATTATAAGTTGATGTATGATATATGTAAATCTTTAAAAATCAAAGAAGTGTTTTATGATATCGCAGATAATATTTACAATTCAATTAATCAATCCCGAAATAGTTATAATATATTTATGCATTTAAGATTTGGCGACTATAATAAAAATGACAGTTTTCTGACACGAAATAATAATATTATGATAAAAAATATCATTCCATATCTAGATGGACATCATACCAATCTAATTAAGCCAAAAGTCTATGTATTATGTGATAATAATAGGAATACGGATTTTTTTAATCGAGTATCCAAATATAAAATGGTTAAAATTGATAGTATCTCCAACAAATACTTTAATACATATTTTACCGAGAACAAAATGTTGTTTCATGATATGCATAATGTAAAAGATAATTCAGTTAATCATGCAATAATTGACATGTTGTTAGCTGCTAAGGCAAATGAATTTATAGGTACTCTAAGTAGTACATTTTCCAATTATATACAGTTTTTAAGATATGTTAATAACAAAACTTATACCAATTATTCAAATGTCAGTAATGGTGAATTCTGTAAATTTATTGTCAATAAAAAGTCGAGATATGATTGGGTTAAATATAAATATAATGGTGGTCATCCCATATCTTGGCATGCCTTTTGGAACATTAATTTTAAAAACTCAAAAACACTTATGACCATT